TTTTCTAAACACCAGGATTGAGCTTTTAAAAACTTATTCATTCAGTTCCTGAAATTATATCTTTTTTATCATTTACATCAATCAACAAGCTAAACCCTAAAAACAGATAGTTTAAAGCATCAGCATATCGACTATCTATTGGTTCAGCTTGATGCATATTAGGATCACCTGAATGGCTTAAAATGGCTTGTATGTGCTTATTAAAGAACACCGCCCATACTTCCATTGGTTGAATGCCAATACTTTTAGCTGTTTGTTTAAAATTGTTTAATACATCAATACTTTTGTTAGTGTATTCTGGTTGTTTAGCATCCATTATATCCTGAGCTTTCTCTAAAATATATTTTTTAGTTTCTTGAAATTCTTTTTGATTCATAATTTTTGATTTAAATATTTTATTTTTTCTTTATATGTTAATTTTTTACTTTCAATTATTTTAATTAAACCCCAAATACGTTTTTTTTCCTTTGGTGTATATTCAGCATAAAGTTTTTTCATTTCTTTTATAGTCATGTTATTTTTATGTTATTATTATGTTAAAATGGTACGTTATCTTTTATTACTTGTATCTTTTTATCTGTTTGGTATATTTCTTTATATATGCCACCATTTTCAAAATCTGGAGCAATCTCAAAATCACCTAATTGGCCATTTTCTTTTCTTTTAACCTTTTCAACGTGCAATCTGACAACATCACTTTTATATTTTGTTTTTTGCCCTATACATCTATAAGCAATTAAACCATTATATGCCTTATTAAAAAAATCAGCGGATCCAGAAATATCATAAAGAGTTGGTTTTTTATATACACCACCTTCACTTTCGATTTTTCTGGGATGTGCAACCAAAAATAAATGAGTATTGGTTTGCTGACAAAATTGAGTTATTTGGGATAATATTTTTCCAATATAACTGTGATCTCTTTGAGCTGAGTGGTCCAACATATTCCATGGATCTATAACACATACATTTATGCCCTTTTGAAATACTAACTCCTTAAATGCATTTAAAATTCCTTTTAATGTTAAGTTTTCTAAATCAATTTTTATCCAGTAAAAATGTTCTTCAATAAAATCCTTAGTATTATTTAAATCATCGCTATTACAATTTTTAGAATTTAATTTATTTGCTATTCTTTTTATATGGCCCTCGTATGGAAAGGATTCAGGTGAAAACATAGCACATCTGAAATCATGTTTGGTGGCTATGTTACAAAGTATTTGATCTAATATATCAGATTTACCACTGTTAGGAATACCACTAACAACTGTCCACTCACCAAAAGCCATTTTAAAATATTCATCAGATCCTGGTAAACCAATAGAATAATTAGTTATTCCATTTTCATTAAAATTTAAAACATCTTGCCAAATATTATCTATATTTAAAACACCTTCTAATGGAAAGTTCTTAGCATCTTTAATTATATTCCTAAGTGTTTCCGCACCTTTACTTATTAAAACCTCGTTAGCATCCTTATAATCGCCAAATTCAACGTATTTGCAACGATAGTTTCCAAACCTTCTAGCCAATTCATTTCTAAGCTGTAAACCAGCATCATCATTATCAGTACACAAAATGATTTCTTTTTTGTCTTTAAAATATTTCCAGCAATTATCTAAGTATTCTAATTTTTGTGATCCTTTACTAGCTCCATTTGGTACTGAACAAACACTATATAAACCTGATTCATGTAAACTAAGTGCATCCATTTCGCCCTCAACTATATAACATTTATCAGAATCTTTTATATTATCAATACCATAAAATATTAATTCAGCTCCAGAAACTAATTTAAAATTCTTTTGCCCATCTCTAAACTTAACATTAATAACCTCATTAGATCTATAATAATTAAAATTTATACACCTTCTTTTTGCTTGAACTTGAGGCATATATTCTAATGATTCGCCAATTTTCCAATGAATTAATGTTGGTTCTGTTATGCCTCGTAAAGAAAACCAGTTTATTACTTTATCATTTAAATTGGAATTAACTTTTGGAGGCAAAACATAATCTAGCTTTTGTTTAAATTTTACATTACCACCCCAACCGCAATTATGACAATTATATAAACCATCATTAATATTTACTGATAAACAGTCATCCCTTTTATTTTTTCGAGTATGTGAACATTTTGGGCATCTAGTTTTTACTGATCCGTTAGATCTTTTTAAAATTATTCCGAGCTGGATTAATTCATTATAGTGATTCATAAATAATAAATTTCTTTAAATATAAAAAAATATTTTTAATATTTTAATAAAAAATGTAATTCTTCAAGCGATAAAAGATTGTTTTTTTCAATAACATAAGATTTTACCCTTGTCATTCTAAGATTCTTTTTTTGGAATATTATACTATTTAATGTAAATCCTTCAAAGATATAATCTGGATAATTACAAGTAAACAATGCAAAGATTTTACAATTAGATTTGGCATATTCAGGGACCATTAATGGATGGTTTTTTCTATTAACTTTTACATCTACACTATGGCCCAGCCAAGTAGCATCATAATCATCAGTATTTAATTGTTTAGATGTGTTATGAATTTTAAAATCTGGATATAAATTATATTCTCTACAAAAAATAAATTCACCGCCAAATCCTACAATGTTTAAATCTAAATTACTTTTTGGATTAACAGTTTTTAAGCCATCCCAACCAGTTTCAATCTTATTGTTATGCCTTTGGTTTGCTGATAATTCAACAATACTTTGTTCGTATTTATCTAATGAATATTTTTTACCTACTATCATCAGAAACAAAATCTTTTAATTGTTGTATTTCAATTTTATTAAATATCTGGCTTAAATTAAATTCATTAAGTTTATTAGTTTTGGTTATTGCACCCAATTTTTTTTGCCCATCTGGATCTGAATAAATAACATATTCTTTTATGCCTTTAACATTCCAATAACATTTAGGTTTGTTTTGTTTCTTATAATTTTCCATAAAACGATGAATAAACATAATTCCGTTTTTATCTTGGTTCCTTAATTTTAGTAATGTTAAAAAATTATCTCGCCAGAAATCATCATTTCTATGATATTCAACTGTTAGATAAATATCTTTTAAATTGTATTTATCAATTTTAATACAATTATTTAAACAATTTAACCATTTAGTTTTTTGAGTTGTCGATTTCGGCTGGTATCTTAAATCAAATAATTTAACAAAATGGGGAAATGCTTTTTGCATTTTTTCAGTTTGTGTAATATTACTTTTATTAGTATGTATATTAATAGTATTACTTTGTGGCGGATTTTCCGACTTCGGTTTTTTACCTCGTAGGTTTGGACCTTTGTGGTTTGCCTTTAAAATATAGTTATACCCTTTAAATTTGCCTTTATCAGTTACCTTTTTTCGCTCCAGATATTTATTATCAATAAGCTCATTTATCTTTGCTCTAATAGCATCTTTGCCCTCTTTAAAATGGCCACATATAAATTCAACTGTAATTTGTTGATCGGATTTATGTGAAAATAAATAACAATATAAACCAGTGGCACCAACAGAAATACCTTTATCTCGAAATATATAACTTGGAATTATAGTAAAATTATCAAACTTTTTAGGTTTTAAAATTTTGTTGTATAACATATTTAATCTTTGTCTATTAAACCCTTGACTTGATCACAAAAGGTTCTAAGCTCTTTAAAAGTATCAAAAAACTGATTAAAAGTTATTTCTTTATCCTCATATAAAAACCATAAGAAATCCATTAATAAATCAAATTCTGGTTCATTTGCTTTGCCAATATACTTATAATCATATTTAAAAGTATCGGAACTGGTTTGTGTCCATCTGACCTTTTGTGTAATTTCTTCAAAGTATATTTTTTTTGTTCTATTTTCAGCCATTGTTAAAATATTTATCTATAATTTCAATACATTCATCTATATTATTACTCCAAACAGCCACCCAATTCTTATCGTTAAGCTCTTTAAGCCACTTTTTCTGGTTTTCGGTAGGTTTATTATAACCAGCTTTTAATTCAATCGCTAATCCGTTCTTTGTTTTGTTTGGATTAAAAATCATAATATCTGGGATCCCAGGTTTTGTGCCTAAATATTTTAATTTGTATTGTTCAAATTTAGTTCTTTTGCCTTCATTAGCAACATGAGTAAATAATGCTTTTGGATATTTAAAACCAATATATCGCATCACCTGATTTTGGAGTATATCCTCTTTGCCTAAATATTTACTATATGGA